AATCTCAAGTAATTTTGTTCCTGATTGAGATGTATTTCTAATTGCTAGAGCTCCAGCTGTTCCTGAATCACTAACACCATGTAGACCTCTAACTTTAGTTCTACCTTCAAACACTATACCTTGTGTCGTAGATGTAGCAGAAAAACCTACTGATGTGTTTGTTGAAACAGCACCATTAGTTTCTACTTTAGTTACAGTTAAAAAAGCTTGAGTAGTTGCTACAGTAGTATTATTAGGTCCAGCTCTTGTTTCAGATACCGTGCTTCCACTTGCATCCGTTCCAGTAATTGTAAAATTAACTCCAGAGATATTTCCCGTTGAAGTCAAAGTTACAGTTGTAGCCATATTAGAACCATCACTTACTGAAGTTCCAGTTAGGTTCATTTCACCAGCGCCACTTAAAGTTTGACCAGCTGCAACTGCAGTTGTGCTAGCTGAAACAGCTTTAAACATTTTTGCTTTTACGTTTGTTACATTTGACATTTGTTTCTCCTAAAATTTGTGTGGGCCGAAGCCCACACTAAATTAATTATTATGGTGCAAATGCAAATGCACCTGTAGTCGCGTCAGCTGCACCACCTAGTCTAGATGCGATAGTCCACGTACCTGTTTCATAACAAATAAAAGCAATCATGCCTCCTGTTGTTAACAAGTTAGTAGTTGCTGCTGCTGGTGTGAAAACTAATTGTGTTTCACCTGCTGCAGAAATATCAAAGTCAACCTCTGATGCTGCTCTTGATTCTATTACAGAACCAGTAGCCCAAACATCAGTTCCAGCTGCATCAAAAGTTAGAGTGTTAACTCCACCAGTTGTATCTTTTGCTTGAGCATAAACAACAATTGTCCCTTGCGTAGCTGCTGGTAATGCTGCTGCACAAGCAGCTGCACCTGTATAGTTTACAATGTTTATTGTGTCTGCTGATAACGTGATGTTAGCTCCTGTTGCTAAATCAAGTTTTGCTAAACCAGTCATATCAGGTAAAGCTGAACTATATCTTGTAGTTACTGCTCCTGTAGTTGCATTTTTAGTTGCAACTTCAAAACCTTTTTCTGATCGTACCGGTCCGTTAAATGTAGTACTTGCCATAATTAAATCCTCCTAGTTTTCCGAACATAGTCTCTAGGCCGTCGACTATACGCGTCTATGTTCTAATTATAATTGTATAGTAATGAATTTATATATTATATTTAAGTAGAGCGCAAGAGGGCCTGCAATGTGAATTGAATTTATTCAACGATGTAGCTTTTTATTAAGTAGCTACTGAAACTTCGGGTGCAGCGGCTTCTATCTTATTTTGCTGATGTGCTTTTGCAGCTTCAGCAAGTTTGATATGGCTAATTACTTCTCTGACTTTTCTGTCAATCTTAACCATATTGAGAGTATATCTACCCTCCTTAAGATGATCCTGCTCCCATTCTAGGTCCAGACCCTTCTTCTTCGTGTACAGGTCTTGCAGATGTTGTTCCATCTTCTATAACCTCCTCATAGGTTATTCTATTAGTCCTTGGATCGTGCATTTCTCCAAGAGACTCCCACTTTATATCATTTTTTCCTAGTTTGTCAATGATAGCATTTTCTATATCAATGGGGCCATCCAAAGATTCAATAATAAAATCTGCACGTAATTGATAAGCAAATATTTGGACTCTAAATTTCTTCATGTTTCTCACCATTTATGAAATAAAATGGGGCGGTTTTAAGGCCGCCCCAAAATTTTAGGTATTACGCACCTTCAACACCGAAGATACCTCTAGGGTCAGACGCGCCAAAAGCGTATCTTTCTCTAGCTTTGTATCTTACGTTGCCAGTATCGAAATCACCTTCCATTGCAGTTGTCAATGGAGCTCTGTTGAAATATTTCATTCCATTTGGAACATCAGTGATAATGTAGAATGAATCAGCATCAGTTAAAAAGTTATTAACTCTGTAACCTTGTGGGATCATACCCATAGATGCGATAGCATTGATATCATTATCAGCTGTACCAGTTCTACCTGCAGACTTCATCAGTCTTTCAGCGTTGAATTGGTTTTCCGAAGGAACGATCATTTTCACTCCTCTAGCTGCAACTTTAAGACCTCTTTCATCAGTCATAGCCGCGATGTCAATCAACGACTGTTCTAATGAAGTTTCGTTAAGATCTGCCTGCGTAGTCAGCGTATTTTTAAAAGTACCTGCTATCGTAGGGTGGTTCGTTGCAAATAAAGCTACTCCATCACCTGTTTTGAAAGTTGCAGTTGATGGTAATCCATTGATTAAAGGCTCAACAGATTTAACTTGTTTTGCATTCGACATAGATCTTGCTAAAGCTTTTGTATATCTAGAAGCTAATCTATCGTAGAGGTTATCTTCGATAGCTTCTTCTGTGATTGCAAATGCTAAAGCCACAGTCTCCATAGTGTATCTAGCTGTGAAAGTTTCTTGTGCATCATCAAATGATACTCCTGCACCTTCAGCTTTCACTTGTGCGTTTGCGAAACCAGATAACATTACTTCCTCTTCGAAAGCTCTGTCAGATGATTCCTCGGCATAAATTTCAGCATGCTGATTTTCATACCTTTTGTACTCCAGCCCGAATAGTGCATTCAAGCCAGGTTCTAACTCTTTTACGAGTTGCGATCGTGATATTGCCATATTATGCTCCTATTATGCGCTTACAGTTCCAGTGCCAAACCATTGTGATTTGTTAGCAACAACGACTACTGTACAGTTAGCAGCAGTTCCATCTTCGTTAGAAGGATCTTCTGCAATTCTTAACAGTCTCCATGTGTTGTTAATATCGTGGATTGACGCCACCGTTAACGTGTTATCAGACTGACCAGAAATCGTGCTTCCAGAATTGGCTGCAGATCCCATAGTTCTACCCATTTGTGCTTCAATAGCTGGGTTGTTTGCACCTAATGCTGCAGACGTTCCTGCTAAATATTGCTGGAATGGATTGTCGATAACAAACGCTGTGATGTCTTCACTGTTTGCTGGAGTTACTTGTGAATAGTAGTTCTGAAAAGTTGGCTTCTCTGTAGTCGCCGCGTTATAGAACACACCGTTTAAAACACCAATCGTAGGATTAGTGACTGCTTGTTGTCCTCTGATAATATATCCAGGGTTTGTGTTAGCACCACCTGCAGAGTCGATCTGCACGTAGTTACCTTGGAATATTGAGTGAGCATAACCAGCATCGATTTTGTATTTATTCTGACCGCCAGTAGCAGGTGTTGCACCTAACGTCCCAGCAGGAATTAAACCAAAACCTTTTGTGTTACTATTTGCCATAGTTTTACTCCTTTATGTACCTGCCTTCGAAAAGGCCTCCAGTACGGTTGATAGAAATTCAGTGATATTTAAAATTACTTTTTCGTACCACCGAAGGTTACACGAGATTGCCTGTCAACATTGATAGGCATCCTCTTATCCTGCTCCCGCATAAGATCGTTGTTTACTGCTTCGCTTCGTTCAGCATGACGTCTTGTCATGTATTCCTGACGTTGCTTCGCGATCTCGATAGGTACCTTCGCAAGTAGAAGGCCGCCAACCCCAATCACTCCCTTGTATCTGCCCTCATCGAGGACCGGATAGTCAGATGCGTTTTCGACTTCTTCGGCACGTACTAACTCATAACCTTCTCTCATACGAGAAGCTATGTTTTTGGTGTCTTGAAATCCAACACTCTCTGCTCTAATCCATCTATACCTGAATCCATCAGGTGCAGGGGGTGCATCTAGAGATGATGGTGGAACCCACACTTTTGGTCTTTCAGACTTTGACCG